CAGCGCGTTCGATAAACAAGTGTTGCGTCACTTGATTAAAGAATACGAAAAGTTGTGTTACCTCTACCACCACGATAGCGACGGTACGATTGAAGCCCTAGTCGTTTAGTGCTTTACTTTCGGGGTACTCCTAAGTACCTTATATATACGCGCGGTATACGCCGCGCGGGATTACTAAACGATAGAAAGGAGAAAGGTATGACACCATTAACGAAAGAGATTATTGTTGAGACCGATTGGTCGTATATGTATCAACAGTTACACCAACATTTTTACCCCGAGAGGATAGATAAGTCGCAAGATTTTGCGGAGTGGTTAAACGAAAATGTAAAGATCGAATACTTTAGCCCAGCGATGGTGGTTAGGACAGGTGATTACGCCGGAGACCCACAGAAGGTGAGATATTGGGCTTTAATGAACGATGGCGATAATTGTGAGCTTGACGAGCCTGATTGGTTAGACCCGCTAAGTCACTTAAACCGTGACGACTGGGAACGCCGCGAAAAAGACTTAGCCCGCGACTAAGTTACCACGAATCGTGATTAGCCCGCCTCGAGCGGGCTTTTTTGTGCCTATTGAAACGATCGGAGATATCACTGATATTGTCTATTTAGAAAAAAAACTTTTTTAAAAAAAATTAACAAAAACGACTAATAGAGTAATAGAAGTAATAGATTAAGGAAAGAATGCAATGGATACGAGGGACAGGGGACGTGATGGGTGATAACGAAAAGTAATAGAAACTATTAGATCTATTAGTTTGAGAACAGAGAATAGATATGAGAGGCCGCGAGCGAAAGTTTTACTTTTTATAAATTATATTATTTTCTAGAATAAAGAAGACACTCCAACAGCCCTCGGAAACATTGATGAAAGACCTACAGTACACTGCGATGTTGCCTGCTGATGACGGTAACGGCTATATCGACCCCGATGGTAAGAGATGGCAACCACTAAATCCGAAGCAAAAGAAGTTCGCACGAGAGTATCTCAAGGGACAGAATGCAACGGAAGCAGCGGTAAAAGCTGGATATACGAAGAACAGAGCCGCAGCTAAACGACAAGGCAGCGTCTTACTCAACCACAACCCACTTCTCAGAAACTATCTGATCGACCAGGAAATCAAGGAGGCGGAGAGGGATAGGGTTTCGATGGAGGGCCACCTCACCGCCCTCCACGACTTGCGTGAGGAGGCACGGGAGTCGGGGCAGATTAACGCAGCGATTACGGCAGAGATACACCGAGGGAAGGTTGGAGGACTTTATATCGATCGACGCGAAGTACTGACTGCGAAGATCGACTCGCTTTCGAAAGATCAGCTGATCGATCGACTCGGACAACTGATTATGAAACGATCGCCCCAAACGATCGAAGGACAGATTACGAATCGGATCGGATCGAGCGAAGGATCGACTGATCGATCGATCGATCGATCGACTATATTAATTGAGCGAGGGAAGGATTGACCCACCCACCCACCACGATTCATTGACGGATTGACCGACGCCGACGGACGCCGACGGACGGCGCGACAGATGCAAACCGTTAGATTTAGTCGCGCCCCTCAGTCAAACCGTTAGGTTAAGTGCTAACCATTTTGTTAAGTCGCGACGATTAGGTGATTGCCTAGGTAATTGATTAGATAATTAATTAGGCTAATGGGTTGCATGGGTTGACCATACCTGTATAATTCATCGCATGGCAGGGCACTTCGTCCGTAAGACCATTAACAAGGAAAGTATGATGAACACATCTGCTAAGCCAACTGCTCAGGCTAAAAAAGAGCAACCTAAGTCTGATGAGCAGACTGTCCTTGAGTACCTACAGCGCGTTAATGACGCGCCGCCGGTTAAGGCTAAAGGTGGTGCTCAAAAGCCTACCAAATGGGTGGGTAAGGTTGAGCCAGTGGCGGCTAACATACCTGCTATGCAGGCATTCCTTCAGACTTGCTATAGCCTTAAAGGTATGACCTCTATGATTAAGTCACTTAATAAAAAGGTTATAGACGGCAAAGGTTCCTTTACCTTTAGTGACGTTGGTGACGTTGAGGAATTTGATCGCGAGGCAGTGCCTGCTCAATACCTTGCAGATCATGGTAAGCGCCTAAAGGCTAAGGACAATCCTCGCATGGGTCACGCTTGGGGCTATGCCTTAATAGGTGAGGCGTCCTTTAACGATTGCAGCTCTAGTGAGGCAATGAAAAGCTTTGTCTCTAAGCATTGCGACGACGAAGGCAAGTGTGCCTTTTTCAAGGTTAGCTAACCACTAACCAACCTACTAAGGGGCGGCTAATCACCGCCCCTTTTTTTATCTGTTAGCTAACAGTTTTGCTAAGGGGCGCTCCTCCCCTAACAGTAACGGTTAGGCTAAGGGGCGCGGCCCGCCGCATATGCTAACGGTTAGGCTAAGGGGGTATACCCCCCAAAGTGCCGCAAGGCACCCGCCCACCCACCACTACCTTGTCCCTGCCTCTTTTTCCGCTGTAGTTTTACTTTAGGTTCCCTAACCATAAATTTTGCGTATTGTGCGATTTATGCGCGTAAAAATTTTTTGCGAAAATTTTTTTACAAAATTTTTTAGGGTAGCGAGGATAGTGATTAGGGAGTTACGATTCGCGTATGGCTGAGAAAAAGAAAAAAGATTCTCGTTTAGAACGCGCAGGGGTTAGCGGGTATAACAAACCTAAACGTACCCCGTCTCATCCTACGAAATCCCATATCGTTGTTGCTAAAGAAGGCGATAAGATAAAGACGATCCGGTTTGGGCAGCAGGGTGTAAAAACTGCTGGTAAGCCGAAAAAAGGCGAATCCGCAAAACAAAAAGCCCGTCGTAAAAGTTTCAAAGCCCGTCATAGTAAAAATATTGCTAAGGGTAAAATGAGCGCGGCATATTGGGCAGATAAGGTGAAATGGTAATGGACGATATGCAAGCCGTTTACGATGAAGAATTAGGTCGTGGTAGCGGCGGGTTAATGTCGTTACTGCGGGGGATGGGCGATTTTACCGTTGGGGAAGATGTAATGAACAATCTCCCTGAAATTATAGCGATGTTGCGTAATACAAATAAAGATACCCTGACGATGCGGCAAACGCAGGAGATGGGTAAGCCGAGCGAACTCGCGGTTACGTTAAGTAATACTCCAGGATTAGAATCGTTATTAGGTGAAGAACTGGGTATGGCGATGGGAATGGTTGGCTCTGGAAAAAAGGTAGGGATGGCGAAAGAAGGTTTAGAAAGTTTTTTAAAAATGCGCGACGAATTGATGGATGAAAGAGCTACACGTTTTTTCGAAGGGCCAGCAGGCGAAAAAGCGATGAAAATTGACCGCCGTATGATCCAACGTATGATGGATGAAGATCCGAAAGTTGGCCCACGTGGTGAATTTAATCGTCGTTTAGAAGAAGGCGAAATGTCGGAAGAATACGAAAGAGCGTTACGCGAATACCAAGATTTTATGAACCGTCAAGGCGAATCAGGGATACAAAAATTACGTAAAGATATTTTTAGTGATCCAGAAGAATTAGCCGGTGGTGGACGTCCAGGGTTGTACGCAAATATTGCCGCGAAACGTCGACGTATAGCTGCGGGGTCTGGTGAAAAAATGCGTAAGCCAGGATCTAAAGGTGCGCCGACGAAAGAAAATTTCCGACAAGCCGAAACGACTGCGAAAAAAGCTAACGGTGGTGGATTAAGTTACGCGAAAGGTTATTACGGTAAATCGTATAAATGAGCACTGCGATATTAGACCAGCGTAAAGCGCAGCTGGCGAATATTCAAGAGATTGTAACGCAAGCCGTAAAAGCGAACCCAAACCAGCCTACCCCGTATATCAATACGCATCACTTTGCTCCTGGAATGTACGTCCGAGCATACTACGGAATAAAAGATTCTGTCGTTGTTAGTCAAGTTCACCTTCACGAACATATTACGATATTAGCAGCAGGGCATTGTCGTGTTATTTCTACAATGCAAGATGAAGAACGGATAGACGTTTATAAAGATTTCGCTATTATAAATACGCCTGCGCATACGAAACGGGCGTTATACTTTTTAGAAAACACGACGATACTTACGATTCACCCGAACCCTGACGATATCCGCGATATACCAGAATTAGAACGGATGCTTGTAGTAGATAATTTTGAGGATTTAGAACAATGACCTTTGGATTAAGCGCGGGGACAATAGCGACAATAGCAACGACGGCAGTCGGAGTAGGTTCAGCAGCACTTAGCGCAAAACAAAGGCGTAAAGCACAAAGAAGAGCTGAAGAAGCAGCGCAACAAGCGGCTTTAATTGAAGGAGCTGCGCCCGCGATAGGTAGGGTTTCAGAAGTAATCCCCGAAGAAATACAAGGTAGCGACGTGACTGGATTAGCAGCAGCGTTAGACGCGATGGATTACGAAGGAGGTCAACCACCGATTCCAGGACAAGACGATGCGATGGGTGCAATCCCTACGGATCTATCTGAAGAAGAACTTATTGAACTTATTGAGTCCGGTGGATTAGAAGGATTATTACCGCAAATGGCGGACGGTGGGCCGGTAGGTACACCAAACGACGTTTATTATTTTGGTGTCCCACAAATTATGGGGATGATGCAAGATCCTGATCCGCAAATCCAACAAGTAGGTATGCAACTCGCGGGTCAAATGGAAGCGATGCCCGACGCAGGAATGGTGCCAGCGACGATGGATCAAATACGCACGATGGCCTATGGGGGTGCCGTCGAACCAAAAAAGTTCGAGATGGGCGGTAGCACCACGAAACGAGATCTAAAACGATTACAAGATTTAATTGAAGAATCAGGTCGCACGAAATTGCTAAACAGACTAGGATTACCTGAAGATTTTGGGCAACGCGATACGGAAGATGTATTGTTTAGTGAGTTAATAGATCGTTTAGATTTACCTGTAGATATTCAAAAAGAAGGCGACGAATATTCAATGTCGAAAATTTTTGGAGATGAAGATTCGTCATTGCGTTTAGGTGCTTCGACGAATCGTGGTGATCCGCAAGTGAGATTAGATTTTCAAAAACGATTCGCTAATGGTGGCCCGACTGAATATAACCCCGAATTAGATTTAGATTTTATTCTTCAACAAGAAGCCTTAGAAGAATTACTAGAATTAGATGAATTAGTAGAGAAAGGGATAATAAGCGAAGCTAGAGCAGAATACGACAGACAGCGGTTGTCAGGTCGAGCGTTTCCTCAGGAAAGTGAGCCAGGACGAATTTTGACGGATAGAGATAGAAAGAATATCAAAGAGATGTCGCGTAAACGAAAGGCTTACGGCGGTGCGATATCCGAGGAACGTCTTAATAACGCAAGATTAAGATAAATGCCAACTAAAAATCCTCGTATCCCTAGGAAAAAAGGGCAACCTGCGAAAAGTAAAAAACATAGCGATTTATATACGGACGAAGATCCGAAAGGTACGATCCACGGATTAAAATTTGCAACCGTAAAAGATGCTCAAGCGTCAGTAGCTAAAATTAAAAAAGCTAAAAGAACACCTGCTCATAAAATCCAAGCAGCGATAGCGATGGAACAACGAGCGAAAGCAGCAGGTAAAACTAGCGCAGCGCAAGTTTATCGTCGTTATATCAATGCAAACAAAAAATCCTCTAGAAAATCTTAAAGGTGTAGACCTATCGCATCTGTCGAAAGCAGAAGCGAAAGAATTTACGCTCCTATTAGAAGAATTAGAAAAGCGTGAAAAACGCGAAAGTTCGATGGCGTCGTTTTACGATTTCGTTAAAACGATATGGCCAGAGTTTATCGCAGGTGCTCATCATAAAAAGATGGCCGAAGCATTTGATAAAATCGCGAACGGTGAATCTAAACGGCTTATTATTAATATGCCACCACGCCATACGAAGTCTGAGTTCGCTTCGTACCTGTTCCCTGCGTATTTATTAGGTAAAAGACCTAAGCTCAAAATTATTGAAGCTACGCATACCGCTGACTTAGCGATTAATTTCGGTCGTAGAGTTCGTGACTTAATTGAAAGTGACGATTACGCAGAGATTTTTCCTGCTACCCAACTAAAAGCCGACTCCCGTAGCGCGGGTAAATGGACTACCTCGCAAG